GTTATCTTCGAGTCAGGATCAATCGCTATTGAAGATCCTAAGTCTGTCAAGCTTCTAAGTCAGCATGATAATAAGAAACCTTTGGGTCGCATGGTTTCATTTAGCGAGTCAGAAAATTCTATCGATGCTGTATTTTCTGTAAGTCGTTCACAGCGCGGCACAGAAGCGTTAATCCTTGCAGAAGAAGGATTGCAATCAGGTTTGTCAATCGGGGCAGAAGTCCTCAAGTCAAAGATCAAGGACGGCGTTACCTATGTTTCAGCTGCTCGCTTGGTCGAAGTAAGTTTAGTAACAGAGCCAGCATTTAAGTCTGCTCAGGTTACTGATATTGCGGCAGAAGAATCTGTCGCAGAAGAAACAATCCAACCAACAGAAAGCGAGACAGCCACCGTGGAACAAACCACTCCAGCAGTCGAAGCAACACCAGTTGAAGCACCAGCGGTTGAAGCTGCTCGCCCAACTGTTTCAGCAGCATACTACACAAAGCCACGCATTGAAGTAACAGCTGCTAAGTATGCAGAAAACTCAATTCGTGCAGCACTAGGTGATGAGTCAGCTCGTCAGTACCTACTAGCAGCAGCAGACACAACAGACAACGCAGGTCTAGTGCCTACTCGTCAGTTGTCAGAAATCATTAACCCACTCGGAACAACAATCCGTCCATCAATCGATGCAATCTCTCGCGGAGTGCTTCCAGATGCAGGTATGACTTTCGAGATTCCACGCATTACACAGATGCCTACAGTTGCGATTGAGCCAGAAGGCGATGCTTTCAGCGACACAGATCAAAACTCTAACTTCCTTTCTGTAACAGTACAGAAGTACGCAGGACAGCAGACATTCTCTGTTGAATTGCTAGATCGTACATCTCCAGCATTTTTCGATGAGCTAGTGCGCAACATGGCAGCAGCTTACGCAAAGGCAACAAACGCAGCAGTTAATGCAGCGTTGATCTCTGGAGCAACAACAGATGCAACAACAGTTGCAACATACCCAACAGCAGCAGAGTTGCTAGGAATTGTTGCTCGCGGTTCAGCTTCTGTTTATGGAGCAACAGCAGGACTTGCAAATCCATTTGCTCGCAACATGGTCGTATCAACAGGACAATGGTCTAACATCATGTCATTGAACGATGCAGGTCGACCAATCTACACAGCAACAAACCCAATGAACGCTGGCGGAGCAGTTGCACCAACATCATTGACAGGCAACGTTGCAGGACTTAACCTCTACGTAGATCCAACAAATGGTGGCGATGGCGATGGAACAATCCTTATCGTTAACCCAGATGCTTACACATGGTACGAGTCACCAACATACCGCCTACGCGCAGAGTCAACAGCTAACGGATCAGTAACAGTTGGTTACTACGGATTCGGTGCTATCGCAACTAAGGTTGCAGCTGGCGCATTCAAGAACAACAAGGCGTAACAAACTCACTAAGTCGCTCTGGGGAGTAGTAGCCCTCTACTCCCCAGAGTCTTGAGAAAGGACATCATGGCACTTACAACAGTCGCAGAACTCCGTAGCACTCTCGGAGTCGGTACTTTGTATCCAGATGCAACCTTGCAGGAAGTATGCGATGCAACAGATGCAGTTTTACTTCCTATGCTATGGAGTCCTACATATTTTACAGTAGCTCATGGAAATATTGTTGGACAGGGAACTCTTTACTTTAACGAGCCAGTCAAAGAAATCTTTTATGTCGGTCAAACAGTAACAATTTCTAATTCTGGATCTTCTTACAATGGCAGTAAAGTTATTACAGCCGTTGGAGATTATTCGATCAGCATCACTACAAATCACACTACAGCGCAGCCTAAGCACGCTATTGCGCCTTATGGCTCAGTCGCCTCAAGAACTTACACAGACTGGACTACCGATATGGCAGTCCAGCAAGCAGCTTTGATGATATCTGTAGAAATCTGGCAGGCGCGTACCGCTACTTTGAGCGGCTCAAACGCTGTCGATTTCCAGCCAAGCCCTTACCGAATGAGCGCACAGCTTCTCGCTAAGGTGCGAGGATTAATCGCACACGCACTAGACCCACGCTCGATGGTGGGATAATGCCCGTTGCCGTCACTACTCTTAGAACCACATTAGCCACCGCTTTAGTCGATAACGCTAAGTGGCAAACCTTTGCTTTTCCACCTGCCACAGTCCTGGCTAACTCTGTAATTGTTTCTCCAGATGATCCTTACCTAACACCTAGCAACAATCAGCACATCACCATTAGCCCAATGGCTAACTTTAAGATTATTATGACTGTGCCACTGTTTGACAATGAAGGAAACCTTAACGGGATAGAAGATACAGTTTGTAGCGTGTTCGCTAAGCTCGCTGCATCATCTCTCGTCTATAATGTAAGCGCAATCAGCGCACCTAGTATTCTCAACGCTGCATCGGGTGACCTACTCAGCTGCGAGATGTCCGTATCAATCCTTACGAGTTGGAGTTAATATGTCCGAGTGGGAAAAAGAGAACGAAGCCTTCCTGATCAAGATCGGGCAGGTAGCACCAGCAGTATCAAAGCCAGCAACTACTAAGAAGGACGAGGAATAATCTCATGGCTGTATTTCTAAATAACTTGGTCGGTGTGAAGATTAACTCCGTTGATCTTTCAGACCATGTCACATCAGTAACAATCAACCGCGCATTCGATGAACTCGAAGTCACTGCAATGGGTGATACTTCACATAAGTTCGTTAAGGGCTTGGAATCATCATCTGTAACAATCGACTTCCTTAATGACACAGCAGCAGCCAATGTATTGGCAACACTACAAGCTGCATGGGGTACAACAGTTACAGCTGTATTCCTACAGACAAAGGGAACAGCAGTCTCAGCGACTAACCCTCTATACACTGTTTCATTGCTAGTAAACAACACAACAGACATTAATGGTGCTGTTGGTGACATTGGCACACAGTCAATCACATTTACTGCTAACTCAACAGTTGCAGTAGCCACAACTGGCACATTCTAAGAAACTAAACAAAGGGGCAAACCATGGCAAAACTAAAGATAGTTCGTACAGATGGAAGCGTATTGGAAGGCGAGATCACTCCAGCAGTGGAGTACTCATTCGAGCAGTACGCTAAAAAGGGCTTCCACAAGGCGTTCCGCGATGAAGAAAAGCAGAGCGATGTCTATTGGTTAGCATGGGAAGTAACACGCAGGTCAGGTGAAACTGTTAAGCCTTTCGGTATGGATTTCATTGAGACACTTAAAAGTGTTGAGGTGCTCGATTCAGACCCTTTAGCTTAAAGCGCGATCTTCCGTTCACCTATCTAATCGCTAGGTTAAGCATTAGATTGGGAATCGCGCCACAGCAGTTATTAGATTTAGATAAGACCATGCTCGATGCATTAGTGCAAGGGCTCAAGGATGAAGCGAAAGAGGTGAGCGATGCCAGCAAGCGTAAAGGGCGCGGTCGCTCTTAGAAAGTCTCTACGCGCTTTTGCTCCTGACCTTGCTAAAGAAACTCAAAAGGAAATGGCTGGAGCTCTCAAGCCTATTACCAAGACTGCTAAAGGTTATTTCCCTGATGATGGTCAAGTCCTAAGCGGATGGCTTGCTAGAGAAAACTCTCAAGCTCGATTCCCTAGTTACAATGCTCGGCTCGTTAAAGCTGGGGTTGGCTATAAAACTTCACCCTCTAAGCCTAATCGCAGAGGTTTTAGATCTTTGGCTAGAGTCTTTAACAAAACTGCTGCTGGAGCAATTTACGAAACTATGGGGCGCAAGACTCCAACCAGTCGGTTTGTACAGAATCAAAACAGCAAATACGGCTCATCTATGAAGGGTGACGGCAAAATGCAAGGTCGAGCCTTATTCCGTGCCTATGAGGAAAACAATGGCAAGGCTAGAGATGCAGTCCTTAAAGCTATTCAGTCTGCAGCTGACAAACTTAACGCAAGAGCGAAGGTGTAACTAATGTCTAATATAGTCATTGATATTGCAGCGGAGTTTGTAGGCAAGCCAGCATTTAAGCAAGCCGAAACAGCAACAGACAGACTAGGCAAGAATGTAAAGAAACTTGCAGGTGCTTTAGGTCTTGCATTCGGTGGTCAGCAGATTCTTGCTTATGCTAAGAATTCTATTAAGGCAGCAGCAGAAGATGAAAAGGCACAAAAGCAACTCGCCTTATCTCTTAAAAATGTCGGACTTGAGCGAGATGCTGCAAGCACAGAAGCCTATATCCAGAACTTACAAAGTGAGTTCGGTATCATCGATGACAAGCTGCGCCCTGCCTATCAGACTTTGGCAGTAGCAACACAAGATACAGCCGAGTCTCAGAGACTTCTTAACCTTTCATTAGATATTGCTGCAGCCACAGGCAAGGATTTAGGGTCAGTCACATCAGCATTAAGTCGTGCATACCTGGGCAACAATACAGCCCTTACACGCTTAGGCGTAGGCATCTCTAAAGCAGATCTTAAAGCTAAGTCTTTCCAAGAAATCACCAACGAATTACAAGGAACATTCGCAGGATCGGCAACTCAAGCTGCTAACACCTTTCAGGGGTCTATCGATAAATTAGGCGTTGCTGCTGCTAACGCTTCAGAGATTATCGGTACAGGTTTGATTGATGCACTTAAAGGCTTAGGCGATGAGAATTCAGTAGATAGCCTTGCGACATCTATGCAGAATGTAGCCACTTATACAGCTGATGTTATTCGTGGCGTTGGCGTTCTGATCGAAAAGCTAAAAGGAATACCTGGGGTCGGTTCACTCGATGTCGGAATGATTCCCATTATTGGTAGTTACATCGAAATGCTAAACAGAGCAGGTAAAGCATCTCAGGGCGGTAATGGCATTACTGCTCAAGGCTTGGCTCACCTTGCAGAACTTCAGGCAAAGTATACGACCACGATACTCAA